CTCGCCGTCTTCCCATCCAATCTTTCGAATGGGGTCATTGGCATCTATTACCCAGTCCGGCCAAGAGCTGCGATCCATAGCAAAGGCGAGAGCTGTGCCCTCATCCATTCCATTACGACGGCAAGTTTCGTAAATCTCTTTACAAGCGATAGCCCAGTAATCAAGCTTCGTTAGAAATGGGTCTTTAACTGTGCGCTTGCGACGCTTTACTGGCTTTTTTTTAGCGGCGCGTCTTCTTTGTGCTGGCACTTATTACCCTCTCCCTTAGAGCCAATTCAAGGGTTGATTCTAACTTATCGAGTCTCGAAATCAGCGGAAGGTTCTCCAGTTTGATTATGTATCTAAGCCCAGCGATTAGTAAGCCGATCGATCCCAAGACTGAGGCGATAAACGCGGCAATCTCGGTAGGCATTACTTGACTCGGCCGTAGCGTTCGTAAGAAGGATTAAGCCAGTTAATTATGCTCGGCAATACGGCAGCAACGGCAGCATTTACGATCATCTCCGCATTTAGTCCCACCGCTAAGTAAGTCGCTAGAGCTGCTGCGAGAAATGTCTTTAGCCAGCTGCCAGCCATTAGTTTCAGTTCGTTCATTGCGTTCTCCTTCGAGGTCGAACCAGCTTCCGTCTTTGTCCCCGAGGCTGGTGAAGCTAATATGGAAATGCGAGCGATGTGGGTTTGCGCCTTTGTATTTACGCCAGCGCCAGTTGAGGATAGGCGACGCAATCCGGCCATCAAAGATAATATATTTGATGCGCTTGTCGCCTTTCTTGGCGAGTTTCCTAATTTTCTCGACAAGGGCAAAAGCTTCTTCTTTGTGAGCGCCAAGATCTGAATCAATATCTAGAGCTCTAACGATTCCGTTTGTTGGTATATGGTCAGAATTGCCTTTAGCAATATGCCGAGCGTCAGCAATCCAGCCGTCAGAGCGCCTATCGCGATTAGGATAATCGTCGTCAATTTGCTCTCTTAGCTGAATACCGGCTTTACAAAGTTTAGCCAAGACCTAATGCTTTCAAATCGTCTGGTGTTAAACCTAGTGCTGCCAATTTAGCTTCGGCTGCCGCTTTTTTAGCAACAGCATCAGCTTCATCTTTAGCGACTTTTGCTTGATAGGCAACCCAACCTTTTTCAATTTCGCTGTTGGAAGGTTCACTTTGCTCATCATCAAGCCAAATCAATTTATCGCCATTAATGGCAAATTTAGCATTAGGTCTGATAAAAGAAATTGCCTGATTTAGTTGGAAAATATCCATTACGCACCTATTTCAATGAGAGTTAGTGAACTAGTTGTAGAATTTACTTGGGCATAAACAGTACAAGTCGCGGAAGAAAGTCTCTTGTATTGGACTTTATAAGTTGTAGCGGATGTTGTGCTTGGTGAATCAAGCCAAACAATTACTGCGGTGTCATCATAATTTATGGTCTGAGTATTAGAATTGATACCACCACCAAATTGAGTTTCTGCCAATTGGGTTGATGTACGCACCAAATTTATATTTCCAATTGAATTCGTTCCGGCTCTTTCAACTCGAACAGTTACGGCCGCAATACATAAAATTTTTGAACCGGTCGTTGCGGGAGTAATTGTTGCGGAAAGATTGGTATCTGAATAGGCATCGGAAGTGGTCGATTGTTGAGTGCTATCAGTATCCTGAACGACTTGAAGCACTTTCCCACCAGCCGCAGCGGCAGCCCACTTGAGTCCCGTAGCTGTCGTAGAATCAGCTGTCAAAACTTGGCCGTTAGTTCCAACCGCTAATCTTGCTGGTGTATCTGCTGCTGTCGCAGTTATTAAATCACCTTTGGCATCTACAATTGTATTTTGAATGGCATCCGCGTCATTTTGCGTAATCCAAGTAAAATCCATATCGGTATTGGTGTTTTTCGATAAAACTTGACCGGTCGTGCCGCCTTTAAGATCGACTAACGAAGTATCAATCGCGCTGCCTAGCGTTCTTATTGCGGCTGCGCCGTCCTTAACTAAATCTGTGTCGTCCGGGGTTTCCCAGCCGAAATTAGTTGTATTTGCCATTAACTAAGCACTCCTATCGCGTCCTGCCATTCTAAGGTATTAAGGATACTGTTCCAAGTTTCCGCCGCATTAACTTGCGCCCATTGTTGGGCGACTGCGTTATAGGCCGTTGGGGAAGCTGTGAAGGTTAGGAAAAGACCATTCACCGATGAGCGCCAAGTCCAGCCTTCAACAAAACCCTCAAACTGACCATTGGTGATATTTGGCGGAAGATTATTAAGCCGGACTGGTAAGCCCATATTTATATTTAGTAGGGCATCTCTGTCTGTGTCGTCAATTTCGGTAGAATGCACCGGAAATGTAATGCTCTGGAATCGATCGCGAGGATAGGATCGAAGCTGAATTACCCGGTCGGCAAAATCCTCAGCGTCGGCTTGGCCTTTAATGTAGGAATTAAGTTGTTCGGCGTATAGGCCATAGGTCGCTTGGCTGTCTAAATCTTGGGCGGTGTAAGAATTATTAAAATTATTGCCATAATCGATTTTAACTTGATTGACAATATCACCTTGTCGGGCAATAGAAGAAATACCAGAGGCGAGGGCTTGATTGGCATCTAGGTCGGTATAGCCATTAGCCACTAGATTATCTTGGCGATGGGTTATATCGGCATATGAAATTAGGCCGTTAGCATCTTCATATAAATATCCACCGGCTGATTGGGCGATTGATTGGGCGATGGGTGAGATAAATGAGTCGGTGATTTGCCTAGAGCTCATTGTGTAAGCCCCGGCATCGATTGTGCCTAGTCCCACATTTTCAGCATTAGCCCAAGTGATTGTTGGGTCATAAGTGTTCCAAGTTTCGGCCGGTGGGACTTCATTCCAGTTATTGAGTAAAAGTTCTTGAAGTAATTGCTCAATCTGTGCGCCGTCTAGATCTTCCGTTAAATTGCCATCAAAGATGGCTCGCTGAAGTCTGAATAAAGCGCCAAGCGCGATTATATTAAGTCGCGTCACTAATGCCGTTGATCCAGCTGATTGAACTTCGATTGAGATATCGCTGATTCGTCCCCCAAAAATTGGGACATAAGTGGCGTTAGAATCTTGGACTTCAATAGTAATAGCCGTATTGACGGCAAATGGGTAATACTGATTAGTGGTGTTAATCAAATTAAGATTGGCATAACCGGCCTCAACTGGTGCGTTGATATCCCTACGGCCGCTGGTAATAGTAAAACCGACTAAGGTTATGTCGGTGACATCCGTTCCATTAGCCTTTACTCGATAAACCGGATTCCATAGCGTCATAAGATTTGAGCTGTATCCCTTAGACCGCCACCGCCACCAGTTCCGCGATTGGCTGATTCATTGAGCGCATCGACCACCGCTCTCTTAAATCCTTCTTCATCGATTGCGCTTGGGGCTGTGACGACGATTGTGACACCTTCATTTGCAGCTCTAACTCGAGCTGTATCAAATGCGGTAGGGGCGGCACTAATGCCATAATTAATTACATCCCCGGATTCTCGAGCTCTAATTTCGGCTACCGATATTGGCAATCTTGGGGTCATATCAGTAATAGCCTCAGCGACCTTCTTAGCAGCTTCAGACTGCGCGGCTGTGTCTTTTGTGGTTGTTGATGATCCAGATGAGCTTGTGCTTGATCCTGTGCCAGATGCGCTGCCGCTAATGTTAGGTGAACTGATTCTCGGAACTGTTGGGGTGGTTGCGCTTGGAACGGAAGGTCTGGGCGCTGCGCTTACGCTAGGAGCAGTAATTGTGCTGACATTAGGTAAGAATGGAATCGCATTGTAAGCCTTGATAAGAGTATTAATCGCGTTAATAGCAAATTCAACGGCTGATTTAATTCCATTTACGACCGCGCCAATGATGTTGATTATGCCACTCGCTATTTTGCCGATGAACTGAAGCGCGTCGCCAAAACCTTCGACCAAAATAGGGATAACATATTGACGCATAAAGTTATAGAGCGTCGTGAGTGCTTCCTTGTTGTTTTCTATGGCGCGGGTGACTGGGGTTATTGCCGCATCCTTAAACTCAATAAATTTCGGGATTACTGTATTAATGAAGTAGTCGAGAAGGCGCTGAAGGGTTGGCAGTAATGCCGCTCCGACTGTTTCTTTTGCTTCATCGAAAGCGACTTGAAGTCTGGCTATTTGGCCTTCCAAAGTGTTTGCTTGGACTGTGGCTGCCCCCTCAAAAGTCTTAGCCAGTTGTTTCATTGTGCCGTCAAGACCAAGAGATTTAATTTCAGCTGTTGAAAGTCCAATACCTAAACGCGCAAGGCTTGAGGTGTTGCCCTCGTATGCTTTTCCTAAAGCGTTAGACACCGCTTCAACGCTCTTACCCGTAGCTGCGCTAATATCAAGCGCGAGGGTTAATGTGTCGGAAGCTTTACTTAAAGATCCCGTCGCGGTCGCTAATCGCTGGAAGGCTGGGCGAAGCTGATCGTCGGCGATGCCGTTAGCAAGAGAAAGAGCTGTGATTTGCTTTTCGACTGACGCTATCTGTGTATCGGTTGCGTTTGTGACATTCTTAAGCGCATTAGCAAGTCTTAGCTGAGCCGCTTCATCTTCAATGGCAGCCTTAACGCCATCAACAAGAAGTTTGCCCGCATAAGCGGCGGCAGCTGCGGCGGCTGCGGCAAAAGCGGCAGCTGCCACTTTGCCCATCTTGGTCGCTTTATCGCCGAAAGACTCAACTTGAGTCTCGCCCTTCTTCATATCATCGACAAATTGCTTTGTCTCAGCAAGAATTTCGAGTTTTAGCGTTCTGTAATCTCTAGCCATTTATGCCGTCCATTTCTTGATAATGGAGTCTGCCGCGTCTTCCCATTTCTTTGTTAATTCAGGCTGAATACGGCGAAGGGTCGGGTAAATAAACCATCCTCTAGAACCACCACCGAATCGACCTGAATAATTAGGAAATTGGTTGTATTTTCTAACGCGACCATCTGCTCTAAGTTTGGGACTTGATCCAAATTCCAAACCTGCCCAAATCTTTTGCGTACTACCGCCACCCGAAAGGCGCTGACTGGCAAAACCGATATCGATTCGGCCAGTCTTGGATAACTTAGATACCTTTGCTCCATCCGCGACGGCTTGGACGGCTTTGGCTGCTTTTGTGCGACCGCGAGCTGCTGACTTGATTTCATTCGCAGCAAAAGACGCAAGATCGCCAGCGACATTCTTAGCTTCACTAACCGCTTCATCGCCCATAAGAGAGAAGGCTTTGGCGACCCGAGCGAGTTCGCGTTTGGAATAGGCGCTGAGTCCTTCATC